CTATGACGAAGGCTAAAGGATTGACGGGTAGGTCCCTAGCCTTCGCATAGTTGGCTGCCTCAGTCTGAGCTTCTGCCCAGAACTGCGGAAGATTGATTGACTTACGGTTCTTACACTCCAGAATATAGGTCTGACCTGCGATTATGGTAACGATGTCACCTTCATCATTAGATCCCGCCTTGGCTAGGCGCTCAGCAAAGTGTCCAAGTTTCCTCAAGTATTTCATTACATCCGTCTCAAACTTGGAACCTTTTTGCTTATTGTATGAACTCACAAAGCCCTCGCTAAGTTAGAGTTATAGACCATCCTGCCGTAAGCATCAGCGTCAGATATCTGGCAGGTAGCAAAGTTTACGAATAAACCTGCCCAATCCTTTCCATCAACTGAATGCTTTCCGAAACGATTCTTTACGGCTGCAACCCTAAGCGTATGCTCAAACGGGTTGTAACCCAGCGTGAGTATCAGAGCTGGTAGTTGAGATACCTTACCTTGGATTGCTCGTCGGTGCGGTGGCTCAGTCATAGATCCGTACTCAGTCTGTTCTGATACGTGATGCAGAACAACGACACAGGCTTCTGTCTTGCGTGCCATATCGTGTAGCTCCACCATTATCTGGCGTAAGCCTGCCCACTCATTATCAGATTCAGCGATGACATTCATCAGGTTATCTACGACTATCAACTGTGGTGCGATGCCATAGAGTTCAATGTAAGCCTTTACCTCTGCCTCAATATCATCAAGGTTTGGTGATGAATCAAAGACCCACTGTATGTGTGATATAGCCTGTAGATTTTCTTCATAAGCATCAGGGTTGATACTCATTTGATTCTCTACAGTCTCTTGGGTGTGACCTGCTAGATGTGCTGCAGCACGCAACATCACCGTAGCAGTATCGGTATCTGCAGAAAAGAACAGAGTAGGCACCTTGGCCTTGATAGCGTACACAAGAGCGAACATAGACTTTCCAGCGTTAGGTGCAGCGGCAACCATACACACTTGACCACGCCGAAACTTTATGCCTTTAGCATCTAGGTCTTTCCACACAGTCGGAAGTGGCTGCGCCAATGTATGGGCAGACTTCCAAGCGCGGTCTAACCTAAGCACTTTCCTCCCGTCGTACTTCTATCTTATTTATTCTTCTTAGCTGTTTTCTGTCCCACTCTGTAAGGCCACCCCAGATTCCGTAACGTTCGTTATGGATACCCCATTCTGCACACTCACTTTGATGGATACAGTTGTTACATATATTTCGTGCGTATATGAGTTCGTATGACCCTGAGTCTCCCTTTTCGGGAAACCAAAAGTCTCCACCTGTTTGAGCGCAGAGAGGATCCTCGAATTCACGAGGCTCTCGCATTGGGTCATCGGACCCAGATAGTTTGGCACTTATCTGTAGCACCCTTTGGTGCGCTACACATATAACCTTTCCAAGGACCCTTAGCACTTACGCCTTCTTTGTAAGCCATCGGTCCGTGTTTACAGAAGTTACCTGACCCAACAGGAGCAATAGTTGGTGCAGGTGCAGATGCTACTGGCGCAGCACTTGATACGGGCGCAGCAACTCTAGCGCCTGAGAATGATTGGCTAACGCTTCCAATGAGGGCAGAAAAGTCCTGCGCTGTGGATAACAGCGCCTCAAGTTCTTCCTTATTCGCAGCGTACAAATTGATAAGAGTTCCATCTGGTGCTTTGAAGTTCACCTGGAACTTTGTTGATTCTGGTGCAGCCATTATTTATCTCCAGTCTTCTTGATGGAAAGCCTTGAGCTTTCCTTCCCTTGTTTCATCGGCACGAAGCCTAGTGCTTTCTCCACTGCTTCTTTGTCGATGGTATTACTCTGAACAGTGGACCACTTGATCTCATATCCAGTAGTAGTAACTCCAGTTTTACCAAGCAACTTATCGCGTAGTGCTTGTTTCTTTTCTTCCAATGTTTTTATTTCGGTGTCTACCTGCGTGTAATGCAGTGCATCCATCGCAGCCTCGAAGTCATCAAGCTGAGGTAACTCAGACTTGGTAAGTCCTTTTTTTATACCAACGCATCCCATCTCACCAGAGGCATCATAGAATTTGCAGTAGCTCTGACAGTAGCTCTCGTGCCTTTCGGGCGCAGGAGCGTCAGTCATAGTCCGAATCGCTGCTAACCAATTCAGAGCCTCTAGTGCGATGGCCTCGTCATATGGCTCGGAGTGAACAAGGATATCTCGCTCATCTCCGTCACGAGGTATAGCTACTAGGTTCACGTTCTGGACCTTCCCCAAGCCAGACTTAGAGATCAGGTAGCCATAGACTTGTACTTGCCAGCGTTGCTGTTCTGACGGAAAGTAAGAAAGGTTCTTGACTTTCGTAGTCTTCCAGTCAACGACATCCCCTGTCCCAGGAATGAAGCAATCAACGTGAGCCTTCATACCGTCAAACTCAACGGTCTTCTCCAGAAGGACCTCTTGATTGCCTGCAAGTGCATTCTCTATTGCAGCGTGGATAGCAGTACCCATAATCGCTGCGAGTTTTATCTCGTTGTCATTGGTTTCAGGTTGACCATTCAACCGATACCAAACCTTGCGTCGACAGCCACCAAGTTCTGATGGACCTATCTGTACCTGCGTGGAACGACCACGCTTATTCTCCTTCTCGTGGAGAGCCTTGACTAACAGCTCTTTGATATCTACAGCCACTTCGCTTTTTCCCATCGTGTAATTGTAATGTTGAAGAATACCAAATCTATCTGACAAATTCTAGCAAGTATCACAAATGGTGTTGATTCATATTCGTGATAGTAGTTGATACCAAAGCCCCAATTTTGCAGGCTATTAGGATTCAAGTAGATGGTCCACTGTGACCAATTCTTTTTCACGTTAGCTCCCGTCTTTGAGTAACCAATTGTATTGGAGGACAGGTATTTATGTCCAGCATCGAAGCAACCTGAACTGCTTTCTCGGCGTGTTGCTCTACATTACCAATAGTGAGACGACCCATACGATCATAAAGATAACCGAGAGCATAAGCGCCGCCACTGCCGATTCCATAAATACCGCTATCACTCTTGATGAACGACAGGTCCGTCGCGATATGGAATACATTCCCATCAAACGCGACAATGTAGTCGAATCCTGCTTCCTTATCTTTCGACGCTTCATACGGGTCATATCCATTCTCTTTGAATGCCGTGAGTATGGACGGCATCACTTTCTTACCCATCCACTGGACGGGATCTGCTCCTTTGTAGGTGGGCGGAGTCCAGTTATAGGCGAGGATATCTCCTGGCCTAGCATCTCCGACAAGACCTAGTAGGTACTTACCCACGTGAATAATCTTGGGAGTGGAACTACTAATAGTTCGCAGGTTATCTTCAGTTATCTGACTATCTGCTGCTAGAACTGCTCTGTCTTCTAGTTCAATCGCTACTAATGTGGTCACTGGATAATGGTAATGGAAGATACGGCGTGTCGCGCCAGCGACACTCTGATGGATTATTACAATATGAGCCGAAGGCGAATAAACGGCACCTGACGGTGCCGAGGCCGAAGGCCGAGAGGCGACCGACCTCAAGGAGGGAGCCGTGCAGAGAATGTGGTTCCGTCTACTTCGGCTGCTGAAATATACACCGCTTCCACCCATTAGTGCTGCTGACCTACGCACTCTTGGTCCAGTCCACGCCTGTTCTTGTGGCTGCACCATCTTCAATATCTTTGCTCAGTTTGATGACTATGAGATCTCTTGGTGGGCATTGGACGGTCAATGTGCTAACTGTGGCAACCTAGTCAAGGTTCCTTGTCCAGTAGATAAAGAAGAAATTTAGGCAACAAAAAAGAGGCCCCATCACCTTTCGGTGACAGGGCCATTGCCTCGCGCTATCTACAAACTACGCTGCTCCGCGTCCAAAATCCTTAGCGGATGTGTCGAGGTACTTCAATACAGGACCGAGGAATCCTGCAAGTGCTGCGGTTCCTAGAGTCTTGAGATCAGTTTCACCTGCGAGGTAGAGTGCAATAGCAGCAGAGGCTGCAGCACGAAACCACGTCAGCGATACTTGCTTGAGTGTTTCCATTAGTTGCCTTTCTTTCGTTTGCTGTGAACCTTGCAGCAGGTGCAAATAGGTGCCATTGTGACACCTTCTGCCACCTTCTTCTTTGGCGCAGGCTGCAAGGCAGCCTTGACCTGATTCACAACTTTAGGTTGATTCATCCACCAGAACCAAGGGCTAGTGTCATCAGCGCTATCAGCGTTGATAGAAATATGAAGATGCTTATTGTGTGGATTACTGCCAGTATAAACGCGATTACCAGACTTAGCCTTGTCGCGTGACCAAATTTTACCAGCGAAGATAAGGTAGGAAACCCTGTTATCTTCTTTAAGTTTTTCAAATATCTCGGCACAGTTAATACCTGCCTTTGGATCGTGGGTCAGGTCTACTGCAAGTCCAGTAT